AAATTCATTTACTACAAAGAAAACGCGTTTTCAGACGATCGGATCGGATCAAAACAAAAAAAAAATGAGACTCAGAGTCGTCATCAAAATAGAAAAGTTCGGCATCAACGCCCCAAAAGGCTAAAAAGGGCAAGGCTTCGCCCACAAACCAGAACTCTTTTTTTATCCTACCGTTGGGAAAAATAAAACAACTCGTTCTGCTTTCTTTTTTGCTGACGCAAGCACTGTGGTAAAAATAAAACCGACGGTCTTCCTCCACCGTCAGCGTGTAGTGGCTCAACAAAGCCGTCGCTTTGAGGCCCCGCCGTCTTCTCAAGACGGGGCTCAGATCCAGAGCTCGACAACGAATTTTATTTCCTCCGGCCGGCTGGAAAAAATGCAAACGTTTCTGGTTCGGTTAAACTCGTATCTATGAAACGGCGTAAACCATGGCTTCCAACCGAGGCACAAATGTTCAGAGATGGTGTTCGGCTGCGCGCGCAGCAATTCTCCGACAGACGCAAAGAGCGTTCACGACGTGCGTGTCGCGAAACAGCCGGGACTCACAACTGGGGATCAGAATAAATGGCTGATGGTCACGAATGAAACATCACTACGTGTGCGCTGTCTGCGGTTACGGATTAGATCCCGAATCAAACGGAACTTGGAAGCGCGTCCGCTGTTGGGTTAAAAATAACGACCGCAGCGGTTCAAACATCCGAAAGGTGGAGGACCTGTTTGATTATGCCCATGGAGCCTGTATTGAAAAAGGTTTCAAGCAGGCAGAAAACCTGTTTGGCTAAATAAGCGAGAACAAGAAAACGATGACGCCGAATACGATCAAATTGCTCATTGCGCTCTCTTCTCGCTTGGCGCCAATTGGAAACGGTCACCCTCAGAGGTGATCATTCCTAGCGTGCTCCCGTTATCCCAATCAATGTGCACAGTGCCGAGATCGTCAACTGATTTCACAACTCCCTCATCACCCCAAACTAATTTTGTGTACGGATCTGAAGATCTCATGAAAACAACTCTTTTGCCAATCAAATACTGCAGGCGCTGTTTTAAATCGTTCATTACGCTCCTCGGCTAACTGTCAACGGAATTCCTTCTTTATCTGCAAGTCGTTTCATCAACCCAAGAAAAGTTGGGTGTGATATTGCTTTTCTTATATCTTTTGCTGGCTTAACAACAACGCACTGACTGCCGTCAAACGGTCTGTGACCTGACGACTTTGGTGGGTATACCGTTACTGTATCACCCGAGAGTAGCACGAGGCAACTTTCGCGAGGATAAAAATTTAGTGTTTCCGTGTTGTACAAATATTCATTCATTTGATTTCCCACTTACTGTCCCTCTCATTCCATGCATGTGTTTCGTCTCCTGTTTTTCTGTCGTAGCGAATTGACGGATACCACTTCAGGTTTTCATCGGGATAAAAAATTACCGAGGTCTCGCCGTCCTGATTGTCAATACTCAAGAACGAGTATCGGCAACACGGTTCATGATTCTTGTTTTTTGTCGGATGCAAGCCCCGTCCGTATCGGTTGATAATTTTTACTTGCAGTGCTGGCACCGCATCCAAAATCTTCACCGTGCAGTCATGACATATCGGGAACTTTCCTACGTACTCTTCGTCGGGTCTTTCTTCGCAATCGTCTGAAAACCCGTCGTAATATCCAAGGTTCGCAAACGGGAAAATGATTCCCGCCTCAGGCAAATTGCTTTGGCATGACGCCGTAGGAACAACCATGTCGCAACCTGCGCAGGTAACAGTCAATTCCCATTCGCTTGACGCTTTTATTTTCTCCACGTTGTACCCAGTCGGCTGACGATGAACGCACTTATTCCGAGGAAGAAAAAGCCTGCCTCAGGCGCAGGGAATAGCGGGTCGCCCATTGAGGGTTCCCATTCCAATCCACCGAAGCAACCAATTGCCACGAGTAATGAAACCCACATGGCGACAGCCTTTGAACTCTCCCAACGATATGGGTTTACTACTTTCCACTTCCAACCTTTCATTGCTCTACCTCCTAGTAGTTACCGCCTACAAGTAATAGTAACCAGTACCAAAACAAAAAGCAAGCATTGTTTTGACAATCTTGAACCCGTCTTCCACCACCGTCATGTTGTAGTGGCAAATTTCGACAATAAGAACACAGCGGTTTTTGGGGGTGCGGGGCTCTTGAGCCCCAGCGGTTTTCGCGACCGCGGAGCGGGTAAGGAGCGAAAAGCGCTGATCTGCTCTTATTACTGGGTTACCGCCGAAGGCGGGGCTTTCGAGTTTGGTCTCGATACAATCAGGGAGATGGCTACAAAAAAGCGCAAACCAAAAATGACGTTCGACGACTGGATGGAGTTCGGTATCAAGCAGGGTTGGTGTACGGCACCCGTTTGTCTTATTCACGACGGCGAACCGACAACAGCCGAAGAGGACGCAGAGTTTGCAGATGGATCCGATCCATGCATTCACATCATTCGCATGTGTGAAGACGGGGCTCACCAGAAAGCAGTACTTGAAAACCACAGTCCGTCCAACTGGCGTGATCACTACACCACAACAACAGCGAAACGTTGATGCAGACGAAGGACAAGGGTTATCTTTTCATCGGAGGGGATCAACTGGTAATTGATTTCCCGTTCAACCGCAGCCAAGTAGATCAAATCAAAAAAATCAGCGGCGCCAAATGGGACAAAGTCATGAAAGTTTGGCGACTTCCAATGACATCCATAGAGGAAGCAAGAAGATTCGCAGAAAGCCACTCGTTCTTCATCGACAACGACGTCCTCAAATTCGACACACCCAAAACCAAAGCCAGCAGAAGCATCGAACTAAAACACGCAGGCGACTACATCTACATCGAAGTCCCGTACGACCGAGTGAAGGTGCACGCAGTCAAACAAATTCCAGGTGTTACATGGGATCCGAATACTTCATCTTGGAGGGCACCGATCTCCGCAGTCAGAGATGCAATCAACTGGGCATCCAACTTTGACGCAGAAATACCGGACGACATCAGGGAACTTGCCGACACCCTCGAACAGAAAATGCAAACAGCCATCAACATGTCCAGATCCACGGGCGTGTCTTCAAAATTGTCAATACCGAACCTGACCGGGGCTCTACTCTCCTACCAAGAGGCTGGCGTCGAATACGCTGCCGCACACCAGAGAACTTTCATCGCAGACGAAATGGGACTCGGAAAAACCATCCAAGCAATCGCCGCACTTGAATACATTCCAAATTCCTTCCCGGCAGTCGTCGTTTGCCCACCCAACCTGGTGCTCAACTGGAAAACCGAATACGAAAAGTGGTCGCCAACACGCAAGGTGGTCACGGTTGCAAATCGTTCTAACTTTCCCGACGAAGAATACGACGTTCTCGTCATCGGCTACAGCAACATCACAACCTGGGCACCGAACCTCCTCAAACACAGGTCATATGTGTTCGATGAAAGTCATTACGCGAAGACACCAACAGCGAAGCGCACGAAAGCCGCGATCAAGATGGCAAAATCATGCCCTGCAGACGGGACTGTATTGTGCCTCACCGGGACACCGATAACCAATCGACCAGCTGAATACGCATCACAGCTTGACATCCTCGGAAAACTCTCTTTCTTCGGGGGCCTGTTTGGTTTTTACCGCCGCTACTGCGCCGCCTACAAGGATCGTTGGGGGCAATGGGTACTTACGGGTAATTCGCATCTTGATGAACTCAATGAAATTCTGCGATCGAGCTGTTACATCAGGCGAACCAAAGATCAAGTATTAACCGAACTGCCACCCGTACGCCATTCAACAATCAAAATCAAACTTGACGACAAAGCAATGACCGAATACAGGAAAGCTGAAGGCGACTTCGTCAGCTACATGGTGGAACAAGCAGTAACAATAGCCAAAGAAATAGGTAAAGACCCGAAAAGCGCTGCCGTTCGAGCAAAAATAAAAGCATCATCAGGAATCCACCTAGCCAAACTGTCAACGCTCAGAAGGATTGTGGCTAAAGCTAAGCTGGAGGTCGCAAGCGAAATAATTTCCGCCCAAGCAGAAGCTGGCAACAAGACTGTTGTCGCGGCGCATCACAGAGATATTGTCGATGCTCTTGCGGCGGAGCACGGGGCTCTCAAGATACAAGGAGGAATGGATGTCGTATCCGTGGAAAATGCAAAGAAGATATTCCAGGAGAGGCCGGTACTCGAAGCTCCGGCAATTATATTATCGATTCAGGCTGCGAAGACCGGGCACACGCTGACCGCCGCACAAGATGTTTTATTTGTCGAGCTCCCATGGACGCCGGCAGATGTTGATCAATTGTATTCGCGCTGTCACCGAATTGGACAAAAAGGATCAGTGATGGTTACGTATTTGATTGCGGAGGACACCGTTGACGAATCGATCGACGCACTCATACAGTCAAAACGTAAAGTTGTTGACAACGCAACTGACGGAGGAGTGGACGAAGACGGATTGGAAACCACAACTCAACTAATTTTCGATTACTTGTCAAAGGGGCTCAACGGTGACTCCGGAGATAAATAAAAAATCAGCGCCGCAACGCGAAGTTCTGGAAATAATAAAAACTGGCAACTACGGAACTGTTGTTTACAGTCACAGACTTAGCTGTGGCCACACGGAAAAAAGAAAACGCAAAGCTTCGGCAAGATACATTGCGTGCACGCTTTGCGCCGTAGCGATAAAAGCTTCCAAGGAGCTTGGCACACTTAAGACAGCTTCCACACCGAAACCAGTTCTTCGTCAGCCGCCAGAATTTGATGAGATTGGTTCAGATCTTGGAAACACAGAAATCAGCACAGCCAGATTGACGGCCGATCTTGCTGCAGCTTTTAAAATCTCAAACGAAATGATCTCGATTGTTTTTTACGATGACGACGACGGAAACCTATCCGTTGGTGGAGCCACCATCTGGCTGGACTATGAGGCTATGAACCGGGTGCTTGCGGAGCGTCGTAGTTCGGTATCTGAAGACGAATATCGTATACGTCGCCCTCTTGGGAACCAATAACTTCCATTTTGAATGCGTCAAAGATATCCACGGCCATATCCATCATTTGGCTATTCAGTTCGACTAACTCCTGTTGAGAAGTGGTGCCATCGTCAACGATGTCCATAAATTCCTCTTTAAGGGCCTCGATTAACGCCAAACGGGCTTCCGCAGGATCTTTGATCATGTTGCAACATTAGTACATTCCGGGGGTTGCACGATGATGACTTGCCGGCTAGAGTTGACGGCAACATCAACCGAGTACAGAAAGAGCAACCATGAATAATTACTCAACCGTGACCGGGAATCTCACCGCAGACCCGGAATTGAAATACTTCGATTCGGGATCAGTGAAAACCACTTTCTCGATCGCGTGCACAAGGACATGGAAGGGTGCTGACGGAGAGAAGCAGGAACAAACCAGCTTCATCGATGTCACCGCCTGGAGATTCCTGGCCGAAGACGCAGCCCGTGCCCTCACAAAGGGTTCCCGAGTGAGCGTTAGCGGTCGTATCGAACAGCAGTCATGGGACGACAAAGAGACCGGGACCAAGCGTTCCAAAATCATCATTGTCGCCGACGAGATTGCCGTAGCGGTCAGCCAAATTGAGTCCTACGAGCGCCGTAAGCGTGAAAATGCAGAGGGTGCACCGCAGGGCCAAACACGAACCAGCAATCAATCCAGAGCCTCTCAGGGGCCTTCCAGGTCATCACAGACCAGGGTTCCGGCAGCAGCCACTGCTTCGCGCAAGCCAGCAGTTTCCCGTGAAGAACTGGAACCATCAGACGAACCGTTCTGATTGAGGTAGGTCGAGGGACGATTAATTGAGCCAGAGAGCTCACATCGTCTCAAAAACCCTTATTTTTATTGAGTTTTTTGTAAGTAGTTTACGTGTTTTAATCTGATAGACTTGTCTAGTAATCAAATAGGGCTCACCTCCTGATGGGAGTCCATCTAGTTCCGTAACACCAGAACAATCCGGAGGATAATAATGAAGCCCTGCAAGATTCTTTTTGCTTTACCCGCCAAGAGCTTTGCCTCTTTCGGCAGTCCTGTCCACCGACGCGGGATGTCAAACGTTGTTTAGTTTTGCCAGCCGTGTGCTGGGCTCCTGGATCGCTTCCGCTGTATTGGTCGGCGGGGGAATAAGCACCGTGAACAAGGTCGAGACGGCAGTAACCACCCGTGACGTGGTCCCCGTAACAGTCCCCTACCGGAAGGCACCGAGCACCACAGCGGAAATTCAGAAAGCTGCCAGTGTCGTGTTTACACATGGCGATATCTCCTGGTTGCCGGCACTAGCCAAAGAAGCTGGCTGGCCAGAAGACACGTGGGACACATTGGGTCAAATCATTCTTCGAGAGTCCGGCGGTTGCCCGAACCGCAAAGGCGGAGACATGGTCGACAAGAACTGCAACATCACAGGTGTTTCCGAATGGAACCATCGCTCCGACACTGGCCTCCTACAAATCAACGGTGTCAACTACGACCCGAAACGAAACAAGTGGTCACGTATTTGTTCAGACCTCGGCGTCTGCACACAAGAACCGTTGCTTGATCCAGTAATGAATTTAAAAGCCGGATTAATTCTTTACCAATATTCGGGGTGGGGTCCGTGGGATCCTTGTGCATGGGGTCCGGAATACAAAAAACAATGCAAGAGGACAAAAGCCCTAAAGCCGTAATAGTTGTTTTGCTGTTATCGTAAAACGAAACAGTGGGGGCCGATGACAAAACTAAAGAAGAACGAATACTCGGCCATGGTTTCCGGTGATTCTAAACTGTCGCCAGAATACGTAGGTCAGCTAATCGTTACCGGTTGCTCCGACATTAATTTGATGTCACGAAAAAAATTAACCAGATGGTTGAAAGTGGTTACCAAAGAGTTTGGGTTCATAAACACCAAGACTCATTCACGAAAAGTATCAATTGCCGGAACGCCCGGTTTAGTGGGTACCAGTTTCGGAGACAACGGTGATTTCGTTGTTCGCATAACCACGGTTCGCGGCAAACAGAGAGCCCAAGTTAATATTTCATTTACAACAATTATCAATGTTGATGAAATACTCACGGCGATAGTTGAAGACATGGATCTCAGCACTCTCGATTGGATATTTCTTGACTGCAATGACGGAATAGAAATAGTTGACGACGGCTTCGATGACATTTTCAGTAAAGTAAAAGTTTTAGACGAGGACGACAATGAGTGAATTATCCAACTATCCGACGCCTTTCCGTAATTCTTATGACGGTATACAAATACTTAAAGCAGAAAGAAAACCTTGTCCTGTGTGCGGCCATCCAACCGGCGACTGCCAAGGAGAATTAGTAAAACCAGATCACATAATCGGAGAGAACCTAGAAATACAATCACTGAAACACGAAAGAATGATTTTAGTTGAAGAAGACGTGTTTGAAGACAAGCAAATCACACCACACACAAGTGCACGCGTGCTTATCCACAGGGCTGGCAGTTATGTGACCCGTGACAAAGCAATTGAGCTAGGTATTTTAAAAATTTGACATGAGACACGGTGTTCCGTGTTTTAGAATATACGCTCCTAGTTAAACAACACAGCCACTTGGGGGTCTCGTGAACAAGCTCACTGATGAATTTATTGCGTCGTACACCGGAAGACAAGCTCCTTGGGGTTTCGGTGGTCTCGGAGAAGTTGTATACCTTCGTACGTACAGCAGAAAAACAGAAACAAGTCAAGAAAGCTGGGTTGAAACTCTCCGCAGAGTAATTGACGGTGCAGTTGACATCGGTGCAGATCTCACCGAAGAAGAAATGGAAAAACTTTTCGATCACATGTTCAATCTGCGTTGCACCGTTTCTGGTCGCGCACTCTGGCAGCTCGGTACTCCGCTCGTAAAGAAGTTCAACGCCGCATCGATGAACAACTGCTATTACACCAACATCGAAAAGATCGAAGACTTCGAAATGGTTTTTGATTACCTGATGCTTGGCGGCGGCGTGGGTTTCTCCGTAGAGCGGGCAAAGATTCACGAACTACCAAAAGTCAAAGTCGGTGTATCGATTACTCATGAGCGCTCCAATGACGCCGACATAATTGTTCCAGACAGCCGACAGGGATGGCGCCGGCTTCTGCACAGCGTATTGAAATCTTTTTTCGAAACTGGACGCAGCTTCACATACTCAACTATTCTCATTCGGGAATACGGAGCACAACTCAAAACTTTCGGCGGCACAGCATCAGGCCCAGGTGCCCTCATTGACGGCATCGACGACATTTCAAAAGTTATGCAAGCCCGCGAAGGGAAGAAGCTTCGCTCGATAGATGTACTCGACATCTGCAACATCATTGGTCGCATCGTGGTGTCCGGTTCGTCGCGGCGCTCGGCACAGATTGCAATTGGAGATCCGGACGATGTGTTGTTTCTTCGCGCCAAGAACTGGTCTTCAGGGAATGTCCCAGCGTGGAGAGCAAACTCAAACAACTCGATTTACGCCGATCACTACGAAGAGATCATGACAGAACTATGGAGAGGCTATGACGGCTCCGGAGAACCATACGGTCTCGTTAACAGACGTCTCGCGCGCACGTACGGGCGCCTGGGCGAAAAGATGCCAGATCCAACAATCGAAGGTTTCAATCCATGCGCAGAGATCGCACTTGGAGACGGCGAGTCATGCAACCTCGCCACAATCTTCCTGCCGAACGTCGAGTCATTAGAACAATTCAAAGAGATCTCGGTCTTGCTTTACAAGATCAACAAACAAATCACCCAGATGTCATACCCATATGACAAGACCACGGATATCGTCAAAAAGAATACGAGAATCGGACAAAGCGTTACCGGGATCTTGCAGGTTGACAGCGAGAAGATTTCCTGGCTTTCGCCGGCCTATGAGTACCTCCGCGAGTTCGATAAGAAGTATTCGAAAGAAAAGGGTTTACCAATATCGGTTCGTTTGACCACAGTGCAACCATCAGGCACCCTGTCTTTGCTGCCTGGAGTTACACCGGGAATCCACCCAGCATTCGCCCCCTATTATATTCGTCGAGTTCGATTTGGTTCATCCGACCCCCTGTTGGCTCCGCTCCGTGAACGTGGCTACAAAATCGTTTGGGACATCGGCCTGGACGGCAGGGAAGACCACACCCGTGCGGTTGTCGAGTTTCCCTGCATGTCACCAGAGACGGCTGTCCTCGCCAGCAGCATGACAGCAATCGAGCAACTCGAATGGGTGAAGAAGCTGCAAACGGAATGGGCCGACAACGCCGTCTCTGTCACTGTGTACTACCGCAAGGAAGAACTGCAGTCAATCAAGGACTGGCTGTCACAGAATTATGACAGTTCCGTAAAATCCGTTTCATTTTTGTTACACTCGGATCACAACTTTCCTCTTCCTCCATACGAAGAGATCACCAAAGAGTCGTACGAAAAGCTTCTTTCGAAGATTGATTTCTCAATACCACTTACTCGCTCATTGTTCGGCGGTGACCTCTTGTTGGATGACTGTTCAACAGGAGCCTGCCCGATCAAATGACGCTGAAAGACATCATCATCCTCGTAGCCGTCAATGTCGTAGTAACGTTTTTTGTTGCTGCAACAGTTCGTACCGGCATAGGTCGTCTGACGTACGACATCACCGCGACAAAGAAGGAAATGCGCCGGCTGGCTGTCATCTCCGGACACTTCGAATCACAGGTAACTGAGCTAAAAAAGAAACTTTCCGTCATGGAAATGGTTTTGACCAATGGGATCTCCCCCAGGTTGAAAGCTCTGGAGAAAACAAGTACAGTTTTAGTCGATGGCACCCAAGGCGAATAACAAAAAAAGACAATCCGTCACCCATGCGACACTGTCGTTTATCGGCGGGTCTTATAACGACAGAAAACTTACGGTTCACTACCCATCACCCGAATACCTAGTTCTAGATATGGGCCGCGAACTTTACGAAAGACAAGATCCACCTGGCGTAGTTGATGCAACCTACAAGTTCAATCCGAGTTGGGAGAAATACGAACTATGGCTTGCCGAAAAAGACGCGCTATACCGCTGAAGCTGGTTCCGTTTCCCAGTAGCCGCGATACTTAGCAAGCTCTTTCCAGTACTCAACTTGTTCCTGGCCATGTTGCTGAGCTGTCTTACACAGAAGACCGAGATGGAACAATGCGACAACATCTAATTGTGTTGGTACGAGCTCAACAAGATTCTTATTGTTGAACAAGCAAGGATCGGAAGCTGCCATTAGTTTCATCAGTGTGTTGGGCTGAATGTTGGTGCCGCTTTGCTCCGCGATTTCCTTCTTGTATTCCTCGATGTCGTGTGCGTCTCTGTTCATTGCTTCCACACTTGCTGTTGATAGGTGTGGAGTTCGCCTTTGACTGATTCCAGATTCGACTTGGTTCTCTCTACTTCTGCTTCCAGCTCCATCAAAAGTTCGTCGTTCACGGATACTTTGTCTGGCCGGCTGGCAATGAAATCCATAAACTCCTGGAATTGCGTTTCGGTGAGATCATCAACATCACCAATAGTGGTGGCCCAACGTTCAAACTCTTCGTCCGTCATTGCATTGATCGATTCTTTGGTTATATCCATGGCTGTGTGTCCCTTCATCCGGTTACATCGTACGGCGTAAAAGGACCGGGCATGCCCAAAACTTTTGACCATTTACCTGACATGTCTTCGTCAATATCTGGCTCACGGTCAACTGATTTGCCGGCTGGATCGTAGACATACGGTCTATCGAAGGGGTTTGCGTTTGCTTCAGAGAATAACGGCCGCAATTCTGTCTTGTGGATCTGTCCAGCCTCTGGCTTTTCGATCACCATAGATTCCGCTGCAGCGCGATGATTAACTTGGCGTTCTTGACTCATTTCTTGCACGACACCACGCAGATGGTCGCGGAGATCTTTCCAGTCAATGGTTGACCACTCGGGAGCACGCCCGCGGCGATCCATCCAATCGACGATTTCATTCGCTTGTTGTTGATCACATCCCATCAGCTCTCTGACGAACTCATTGCGTTCTCTGTCTCTGCTGGTCATGATTATTTGCTCCTTCGTTTTTTTATGATGCCTTCGCAACGCTCTTCAAACAATCTCAATCTGTTCCGATCGTCAGCATCTAGCTCATTTTCGACAACGATCCCGAGGTGAACAAGGAACCAGTTGGATATATCCCGAATGTAACGATCTTCTATGTTCTTGGGATTGGCGATGCCGGTTATGGCATCAGAAATCAAATCAATTCTTTTGCTTTTCATGTCGCCGACGAGACTGACAAGGAACTCGCCGACGTCATGAATGGTCGCTTGATCTAAACCAAATTCATAACCTGGTTTAAATTCTTCTTCGTAGAAGTCGAGACTGTCGGGCACTTTATGATTTTAGAATAGCTTCCGGCTCAACGTCAAGAGCGATGCACAATCTAAAGAATGTGTCCATCGATGGCGAAAAGTGGCCGTTCTCGATTCTGTTAATTGTTTTACGATCAACGCCGGCGAACTTACCGAGCGTCTCTTGGGTAACGCTTATCTTGAGCCTTCGCTCTTTGATTCGTTCCGCAACGCGTGTCTTTAGGTCTTGCATTTGCTGTCTCCCTTTTGGATAGATAGTAGATAAATGAAATGGGATAGTTTCTCGACATATCCCAGGTCGGTTGGAAGTTTGGTCAAGCTCATGAACGAGGGGGTTTAGTGCTCAACCAGCCTGTCCGAACTTTATTCCTGATCGTCTCCACCGATGGCCGCACCATTGCGCCAGTCGTGAATCGGGCCAGTGAATGTTTGTGGGTATGTTGCTGAGCTGTTCGCGCCCCACTGTTTGACGTACGACATGGTGCGCCCTTCCAAGTAGGCGTTAAACGCGCGCATGATCGTTCCTGACTCTCGGTAGTTACGCGCAGTAACACCGTGTGCGGAACCGGTCTTGAGCATAAATGACCGCAAAGCCAATCGTGGATCGCCATGGACGAGACCAACACCCTTGACGCATTCGTCAATGAATTGCTCAACCACTTTCTTACCAACCACGCGAGCCGCAATGATTGAGAAGATACCCCAAGCGGATTTGATTCCGCCAACGCCTTTGCAACCCTTGTCGCCAAGAGCTTTTGCCCAGTTCACGAGCTCTCGGTTCTCGTCGCAGAAACGAACCATGTCGTCTCCAGTGACAAGCGCCAATGTTCCGTGCATCATTGGGTTCAAGCCTGAGTCCAATGCGATGACTGGACGAACCATTGATCCGAGTTGCGTCGAGTCGACGAAGCCAGCGACGCGCAAGATGTCACCATTTGTGCGAGTGACTCCGCGGTCAATGACCATGAACACTGACGCTGGCAATCCGCTAATCACCATGGTCTCGAATGAAGTACGTGACTCCACGCAAGCCAAGAGGCGATGCTGTCCATCCAAGAGAACATCTGTGCCCTTTTCGTCTTTGCCAATACGGATTGCATCACCCGTGTATTGCCACTGGCCACGCTTCATGGAAGCCGAGTATTGAGCTACTCGTTCTTTCTTGACGCGACGGTTGTTGTTGTTGAACGCGAGAATTTCGGATGCAAGAGCCGGAGTCAACACGATGCGTGACCCTGACTTTGACGATTCGATCAATCGCGAGAGCTCGACGCTCTTCATTGTTGTAGTTGCTCCCACTGTGGGGATCGACACCTTAACTGGTGCCACTTTTGTCTTCGGCATGTTTGCCTCCGTGTGTTTGATATTGATATGGATATGTAACTGCTTGTGATGGCAGTGGGTACATGGTAAGCCGGCCATGGGGCAGAAAGCAACCTTTCTTTTAAATTATTTTTCAGCCCCCTAGAGAGGCGGAAACCGACTATCCTTTAGGTATGGGACATGAACTAGAAATCACCAACGAGAAGGCGCGATTTGCATATAAGGACACAGGCGTAGCCCCATGGCACCGCCTGGGCACAAGCGTTCAAGGATTGCAAACCGCAGAAAAAATGCTCGAAATAGCACAAGCTGACTTCGACGTAGTTCTCACCCGTGTCGCCGCAGTAGACGATGACGGAAAACTTATAACCAACAGTGATGGAACCCCAGTCATTATCGAAGACTCGCGCGCAACGATCCGCCAAAACCCAGACGGTAGCTTCAACCCACTTGCGACAGTTGGTACCAGGTACGAGATCAGACAAAATGCTGAAGTCTTGGCTCGCGCACTGGCTGTGGTCGGTGCATCAGCCGGGGACGCAGTAATGGACACTGTTGGCGTATTGCGCAATGGCAAAAGATTCTTCGCCACGATCGATCTTGGTGCACTCGTTATCGACCCGAAGGGAATCAACGACAAAATTGCAAGATACCTAGTCGTCAGCTCGGGCCATGATGGCGTCTGGCCTATTCGTTATGCGAACACCGATATTCGTGCGGTGTGCAACAACACTGTCGTCATGGGTATCCAGGACGCACAGCGTGTCTTCACCGCAAGACACACCCGTAACGTGGACACCGCACTAGATGACGCCCGTGAGGTGTTGCGTATATCCGTTGCTTGGGGCGAAAGATTCCAGGTAGCAGCAGAAAAGATGTTGCTCGTCAAGGCACCAATCGGTTCACGTAAAATCGATGACGTACTGACAAAGGTTTTCCCTGACACGAGCGACACACCAAGACAACGCAAAAACAGAGAAGAAACAATCGGGCTCGTAAAAAGTCTCTACAACAACAGCAACAACGCTGGAGGCTACGGCTACAACGGTTGGGCTCTCTACAACGCCATTGTCGAATATCTGGATCACTTCCGTGGAACCACAGAATCCGAGCGAGCTATCGCGTCAATGGATGAATCATCATTTGTTACCCAGAAAAAGTTGTTAGCGCAGGCGGCTGTGTTATCTTAGATACATGGCTGATTCAGATTACGATCCAGAAGACGAAGAGCTGTTTGATTTCGAAGCTGAAAACATAGACGAAGATCCATACGATCGCGACCCCAAAGAACGTAAACCGAACAAGGTTTCCGGTCGCGAGATGCACCGAGTGCGAATGAACGCGTTCCGCTCACTGGCGGCATACGAAGACATGTTTGGCGACGAAGCCCTCAACGAAATAGTTACACAATGTGAACGCCGGCTCAACTGGCAGCTTGAATGCGTTAGTGATCGCAGCACAATAGACGACATCCTCTTGTCGCGCTACGATATATATGACCCGGATGCATGGCTTCGCTACCGGAACTCATGGTTTGAGAAACGACTCCGCAACGACATGCACCATATAGGGACAATGCACTCGTCAATGTTTGCTAGAGCACTTGCCAAAAAGAAATTAAACCTTGCCGGCCGCGTGCTCCTGTACGCCCGTGAACTGTTTTGGCGTCTAGTAGTTTTGCTTGACAGAAAATTATTATCTCGCTGATTTCTTGTTGACTTTCTACCCGTAAAGGGGTACCCTCATGGAACACAACTTGGGGGTTTCATGTCTGTAAGCGAATTCAGTGAAGCGTTTTTTAAAGTCATGGACAAAGCATCATGTCATGGTGTGCCGAATGATTGGTTCTATCCAGAGCAAGCGCAATGGGAAGGCGATAAACAATTAATCAATCGTGCGCGTGAGATCTGTATGAAATGCCCAATCTACAAACAGTGTTACGATCATTCGATACGACACGAAGAGTTTGGACTTTGGGCTGGCATGTCACCACGGCAACGACGTTCGATACGGGTTGCAGAAAACATTCCGTTCTTATCATTCACACTTGCCGCCGACACATGGAGACTGAACTGGCAACAATCACTTAAACGGAACAGACAGGTTCCCCAAAAGTGAACTACACAGCGCCACCACATGTACAGAATTTCTTAGACAAACTCGACAGCGTCAGCAGAAGCGGTTTCGGTTGGAAGGCTAAGTGCCCCTGCCGAATGGATGACGACAACCCATCCCTAACTGTGGCCGTAGGCAAGAACGAACAAGTTCTCGTAAAGTGCCACGCAGGCAACCCGTGTGACGTTGAGAAGATATGTGAATACATGAACCTAAAGATGGGCGACCTCTTCGCCGATGGGCATGAGCCAAAGAAGAAAGCCGACACACGAGGCAAAAAGAAACTGGAAGCCGTCTACGAGTACACCGATGCCGACTACAAACATCTCTACGAGAAAGTCAAGTACCGATACGAGGATGGCACAAAGAGTTTCGTGCAACGTCGCCGCAACCCGGACAGACCAGATGAATACATCTACACGCTGATCCCAAAAGAAGAGCGAGTCCTCTACAACTTGCCAATCATTCTTAAGGCAATCGAGTATGGCGAACCCGTGTGGCTTGTCGAAGGCGAAAAAGACGTCGACACGTTGAGCAAGATGAACATCATGGCAACCACAGCAGGCGGAGCCGGAACATGGGAACAACAATTTACTGACACACTCGTTGAAGCTGCTGCAGTGATGATCGTGGCCGACAACGACAGCTCCGGGAAAACTCACGCAGTAACAATTCAGCAATTGCTACAAGCTGCCGGATGTAACGATGTTCGCGTATATGTCTCTCCGTATGGCAAAGACATCACAGATCACGTCAACGCTGGCAAAGACATTCAAGACCTAATGCCATTGGAATTCGAACCACCCGCAGAGCTTGTCGAAATTGCAACAACAGTGGAGCTGCCAGGCAACGATCTATTGCAGAAGGTCATTGAGATCTTTGGAAATGATTCGCTTCAGCTTGAGCAGAAGCTTGCGCGCGCGCGAGCTGCGCTTGACTCAGGTGGTGTCATCAGTACCGGGGACAAAGGTCGACTCGTTCAATGGGAAGAGTTCCTCGAAGAAGCAGAATCAGACAAATACGAATGGGTAATACCTGGCCTGATCGAGAAACAGGAACGTGTCATAGTCGTAGCCGCTGAAGGTGTTGGCAAGACGATGCTTGCACGACAGGTGGCGATACTTGCGGCAAGCGGATTGCACCCTTTCACGTTTCAACGCATGGCACCCGTGCGAACTTTGACAATCGATCTCGAAAACCCTGAACGAATCATCAGGCGCACGTCTCGTTGGATCATGAAGCAAGCATTGAAGTTCGCCAAAGAGAAACATCCTGCAGGAACATTAATAACTTGTGATGCACACCTCCTTATTAAGCCTGCAGGAATGGACCTCATGTCACCCGCAGGCCGTTTGCTGTTTGAGGAGACAGTAGAAAGGGTTCGTCCACAACTGCTGTGCGTTGGACCCTTGTATAAGGCGTACGCTGATTCCGGCACGTTGACGTCAGAGGCATTGGCTGTGGAAGTAGCAAAGTTCCTTGACTACATTCGTGACGTTTATGACTGCGCATTGTGGATAGAACACCACGCACCATTAGGTCAATCACAAACGTCGAGAGAACTTAGACCATTCGGTTCTGCTGTGTGGTCACGATGGCCAGAGTTCGGCATAGCGCTATCTCCTGATCAGACCTCGGGAAGTGAATATGTCTACGATGTGAGACACTTCAGAGGGGCGCGAGATAGACGCCCGTGGCCGATAAAGATGAAGCGTGGCGTACAGTTCCCCTTTGAGACACTAGAATTTATGAAGGAAGATCTTGCCGTTCAACCTGGCGGGGTTGCTTCTGGTGCCTATGAGGAGTTTTAGATGTCTGATAATAGTGAAGTCGAAAGCAAGAACTCGAAGTCTTTAACGCGCGAATTTCTAGTAGAGCGAGACCTTCGCATATTCAAGATGCGACAAGCTGGCGTACCTCACCAGGAGATCGCTAGACGTTTTGGTGTGACTGTTGGGGCAGTTGGCAACGCGATTCGCAGACAGTTGGAGAAGCTGAACTCCGAAGCGATGCTTGCCTATCCAGAAGTCCTCCGTATGGAGTTAGAGCGCCTCGATTCGTTGCAGCAGAACATTTGGCCACAGACGCAACACAGAAAGCAAACAATGGACGACGGCCAAGAAGTGATGCTGGAGCCAGACCTGAAAGCTGTTGACCGGGTTCTGTCAATAATGGATAGACGATCACGGCTGCTGGGTATGGAACGCAACAACGTGAGTATCCAGATGGACGTCACATCAAACGGCGAACAGATTCGATCCACACTTGCTGGTGTTGAGTCGTCAGCAATCAAGGCAAACCAGTTCACCCCCGAGATGGAAGCACGCAAGCTAATCGCAATCATGCAATCGACTGGCGTGTTATCAGATGACGTCATTAAAAGCTTGACAGGTTCTAGCGTTGTTGAATCTGCAACAAGCAACGCAGAACTATTGGCAAGTGAAGACATAGGGGATCAGTTACCCGTAGGCGAAATAGTCGAGGAGACAAACAATGAGTGATGACAACAGCAACCTAGACGCAGCAATGAAGAAAGAGTTCGAGTCGATGAAGCCAACGTCAAAGCGTTCGACAGGAGCAAAAGACGGCGAACCTTCTCAAGCGCAAGTAATCGTTAGAACAACAAACGAAGAGCGTGAACGCTGGAAAGACGCTGCAGCCAAAGCCGGGTTGTCAATGAGTGAGTGGATTCGTAGCATGTGCACGAAGGAAGCAATGGAAGTTCTTGAATGCCAACATCGTGAAGAAGACTTGCTCGTATACCCGTGGAGCGTAACGTGCCTCAAGTGCGGAGAGAGATTGAAATAACGACACCAATGGATAAACACACAAAAGCAGAAAAAGACAAACAGCGCCGAATCAGAGACAGGGAACTCAAGAAGAGGCAACTACCAAAAGAACATCTCAAGACGATTGCCAGCATTCCTGAAGGAACGTCAGACGTGAAGGTGGCTTTGTATTACGCCAAGATGTGCAGAGACAGAGGCTTCTTGCCTACTGGCTTGATGTCGATCAATCCAACGATGTTCCCTAACGAATCGGTATGCAGACGTGCGACATTGCTGCTGCGTAACAATGGCTTCATCGCACAGTGCGACAATGGCCGATACGTAATCACTACCCGTGGCGTCTTTGCAATCAGCTTGATCGCAATGAGAGAGCCTTCACGAGAGCAGGTAACCGACTCTCAGGGTGGCGTTTAGTTAAACAGCCAACCTAGAAAACGCTTGCGAGTCTTGGCGTTCTTTACGTCGTTAGCGTAAATGATTGTCGCCTCATCGTTGCTGATCTTCTCTGCTGGGACAGATGCCTTCTTGTCGACAGGAGCCTTCTTCTTCGCTGGCTTCTTCGTTGCTGGCTTCTTCTTCGCCGGGGTCTTCTTCGCTGGTTTCTTTGTTGCTGACATGATGTCTCCTGTTAGTTGTTGCTTGACAAACTAGTAGACGAGTAGCCACCTATGGCGCAACTATTGACCGAGTAGGTACAGCGAATGCTCTAAGATTGATAGGTGATCCCTAGTCCTTTCCCTCATGTACTTGACAAGGTCGCGCTTGCGGTGTCCTCTGCTGTCGAGGTGAAGGAACAACAGGTCAAAGAGTTCGGTATCGGCGAGGACATCAACATCAACTTCTACGCATGGGATGGACCGTTCCTGGTCGCCATATGCGCCATGTCTAGCCAACTGATGGCATTGGATCACGAGTCACGATTCATGCGAGTAGCCGACGCTATATGCATCCTCAGACAAGCGCTAGCCATCGACAACATCACAATGGTCGCTGAAGGCTACATCAGTGTCGAGCCACGGGAAACAGAGGGTCTTGAACTAGCAGCAGCGTTTGTCAAGATGCCAGGCATAGTCAAGGAGTGCATTACGTTCACTCACGTACATGGAGACCAGGTCACGTTCATGACCAAGCCTTATACGTACACAGTGCCTCGAACTGTGATCTGGGAAGACGAGGTGTTCACACCAGGTCAAACAGTTATGCGAGGCGGCAACGCAAGATATCCACTCATGATGAGCAAGGTACTAGCAGACGTAGAACCAAGCGAGATACCTGAAGACGCAAACATGTACTTCGACACACTGGGATTCGGACTCAGGCAACTAGGTTTCGACGTCACCTGGCTGTAGGTATACAACAGCACCACCCGTAGGCACCTAGCTCGATCAGGGGAAACTCTCGAGGGTCAAAGGTGGAAACGGAAACGTGTCAAACGAGACAATAAACGAAGGCGGGATGATGCTCGGATACTTGTATGTCACGAGATCCTTAGGGAAGAAACCACTTGGCTCTTCCTCTTCTTCGTGGCGAAGCAGTCGATCCTCATTAAGCAGACCTGCAAGGATTGTGCATACGATTGCGGTGTGACTCTGACTTACGTGTGTCAGGGGGTCACCCGTGGCGGCTGCGAGTTCGTCCTCAACATACGTACGCAATCCGTTACGTAACCGGATGAACCCCACTGCATACTCCGACTTGTTCGTGAGAAACACATGGCCATCGACATTAGGTAAGACACCCAGTTGCTTGATCGAGTCAACACAATCAGGAAACGTGGCGTGATACAGAAAGTCCTGTGTCTTTGTTGGCAACATAACTGGTGATGAGTTCATAGACACATAAGACAATACACAACGGGAACACTAAGAGTCAATAGGGATATGTGCAACGCCTCGGGTGTCACGCCACTGGCCCTTTTGGGGCCGTGAGCGGCCATAGCCGTGAGCCGTTTGGGGCTGTCGCGATCACAGTCACAACTGAGACATCACGAGTATGAAGACAAACCAAAAAGGGATAAGGCAAACGATCAATAAGCGAAACAGAGATGTCTGAAGACGAACGAGTAACGTCTTACGAAAACGATTCACAACATCAGGCTAGCGACTGGAGCAACAGTGGCAGCATGGCGCTCACAAAGTGTTAGCGAAGCTGGTACATCTACAGGTAGACAACCTAAGCAGCACGACATAAGGGCCTGCCTGTATAGGGGCCAGCTTAAGAGCCCCGACAAACTTTCAGCACGGCCACCGGGGGCGGGGGCAGCTGTAGGAAGGTGTTTGGTCGGCTTGTTTCTGTTTAGATTTATCCAAAGTTGTGGTGTTGTTGTTGGCTAGTTATGATTGGTCGCATGCAGCTTACTGATGAGTTTATTGATGGGGTTAATGTTCGTTTGTGGCGTGAGGCTTCTGAGGAGTTTGGTTCGAAGTTTAAGGTTCCGTCTGATCGTGTTTGGGAGATTGGGGAGTATGTTCGTGCTTTGCTTATTTTGCAGTCGGATTTTTCTAAGGGTGGTCGTCCGGAGAATGCTTTGGAGGTTTTGAGGCGTTTTTCGGTTTCGGATCGGGCTGTTGAGTTGTTGTTTGAGGATGGTGTTTTGGTTCGGGATGTTGTTGTTGATGAGAGGGTTGGTTCTCGGAAGAGCCGTTTGCAGGCTTTTGAGGTTTGGGCTCGGGGTAATCGTGGTGGGGAGTTCAGTACTGATTTTTTGGTTGAGAGGTCGGGTTTTTCGAAGGCGACTTTGTTGGGTTATTTGAAGACTTCTCGTTTGTTTGTTCGTGTTAAGCGGGGTACGTTTCGTGTTTTGGAGGTGGGGGAGGATGCCTAGGGTTCGTCGTTCTGTTCCTGTTGTTTTAGATTTGTCTGAGCCTGCTGTTTTGGATAAATTTGTTTCTGAGAGTGTTGCTAGTTCTAATGAGTTGTTTGATCGTTATACGAGTCATGCTTCCGATATTGGTATGAAGTCTATTGATGGTGACGAGGCTTGGGAGCAGTTTGGTCGTAGCTCTGAGTACATTAGGGAGCTTTCTGGCCGTTGTGATATTTTTTGTCCTCATATAAGTTCGCTTCCTTATTCTCGGCCGCATTTTCTTTTGCCGAGCGTGAAAGCTGTTAGTTGTATTGAGTGTGTTTCGGAGTGGTTTGCTTCGATTAGTAAGGATGACAGCCGTTGTGATTGTTGCGGCATGTTTGCCCAAGAATTTTATGAGATCAATATTCAGCAGGGTCCTGGCATTTTGGCTTTTAATGTCAGTGATTGTTGTGTTAAGAAGTTTGTTACTTCACCCTGAATTCGGTTGTGATGATGTTTCCATCTAGGTGGTTTTTGGGTATTGAGTAGCGGATGCTGAGTATTCTTTGTAGCCATCTGTCTGTTCCGTCGTAGCGCGCTTGGAAGGGTTTGCGGCCGTGGACGGTTGTTTTGTTGTCGATTGTTGCTATTTGTCCGGTTTTGAGTGCGATTTCTTTTTGAGATAGTTTTATCGCGTTTCGCAGGTTGTTTAATGCGTTTGTTGCGGCTGGGTTTATTCCGGTTGTGAGTTCTCCGTCGTAGCAGAGTTCCCAGCTGTTGCCGTATTTTCGTAGTGGGGTGATGAGTTGTTTGATGTTTTGTGCGCCGCCGATTTGGAAGCTTTTATCTATTCCGGTTTCGAAATGTGGTTGTTGGAGTGTTTCGATGTCTTGTTCGGATAGGTGTTGGGTTATGTCGTCTATTTCTGCGTAGGTTGTGGCTGCGTTTTCGTCACCTCTCAAACAGAGGAGGTGGATGTGTGACGGTTTGTAGGGGTGGAACGCTGATTCTGTGTGGAACTCAAGTTGAACTTTTGATGATCCGGATATTTGGTCGTTTTCGTATTGTTTGATTGGTATTAGGTTTTGTATTAGGCGGCCGTTTTGTTCTTGTTTGTAGGCGACTGGTGTCCCATATTTTTTTGCGTGTTGGACGAGTTTGAGGCCGATGCCGAAAAGAATGGACGTAGAAAAATCCGGGCTGCTTGGAGTCGGGGGTATTTCACCGATTTCGATTTCTGTAAGTTCAAGTGCCATTTCGATATCTTAGTTTCTTGGGGTTGTTTTTGGTCGTAGACAAATTCGCCGGTTTTGAATCGGAGTTGGGACAGGTCGAAGTTGTTTGGATTGTAAGACATTTAGCACCAACTCTGAAATGGTTTAGATTTATCCAATATGGAGTATTGAGAATACCAGGTTTTGTGGACTATGTCAGTCGAGTTCTATGAATATGCACTCGCCAGGGCAGTCTTCTGCTGCTTCTACGACGTCTTCAATTCTGTCTTCTGCGAAAGAAGCTAAACCTGCGGCGCCTTCTGGGTTGCCTCGCGTTTTCGAAAATACTTTCCCATTCTCTTGGACGTACGCCAATCCATCCTCCAGCATGATGAACACATCTGGGGCTATCTCTGCGCACAGTCCATCGCCAGTACATAAGTCTTGGTCAATCCAGACTTTCATTTTTTTTCTTTAGTGATTGGTCCACCGGTGACCCAAGCTCTACAGGTTCTTTTCGAAGCACACTTGAAGTCAAAGGCTTCGCAGTAGCCGAGTTCTCCGGCTGCGTCGATCGCATTCCATTCGTCTTTTCTTTCATCGCCAACAACACCACTTTTGATGCAGTCTTTCATTTGTGGGGTGACGATGAATACGGCGCAATTTCCGCACAGCTGTTTCTTTGCAGAAGCTTCGCTTACATCCCATTCTTTGGCAAGTTTCGCCCAATATTCAGTGTTTTTTTCGGCCGGATTTAGTGGCCCGTACATCGCTGTCTTTATAGCTTTTCCGCGATTGGACAAATTGACGGCTACATCTTTTGTGGCTTTCGGGCATTGTTTTTCTGCCGGATCTGCTTTTGTTTCAAAACGAAATCCGAGAATTTCTCCCTTGTATGTGCCCCATGTTTCGCCGTTCATTTGAGGAACCTACTTCTTTTTGTCAATTTTTATAGCGGAAAATGGGATTGCGGCGAGACGGCATTTTCCGCCTGGTTCAATTTTTGTTTTGACTATTTTGCAAACATTCTCAGATTCGTAGTGTGCACAGTTGGAGCAGTGAACACCAATTTTGTAGGCGTCATTATCTTTTTTGTCGACATAGCCAATATAGATCCCGTTTTCGTCACCATCAGCTAATCTTCCGTATCTAGAGGCAATGCTTTGCATGGCTTCTATAAATTCTCTTTCAGCCGGCGGATAATAGGGAGGCGGAGCTGGTGTTATTTGTATGTTTTTCAACAAAAACATAGATCTATTCCACTTGGACATTTCTATTGTCCGACTTCTTCGCTGTCAGGTATCCCGTTGCCGTTTTTGTCTTCCGCATTTCTTCCAGTGGAAATCATGAGTCCTGCAAGAGTGCCGGTGATAAATGTGGCGACACTTGAAAGAACGCCAAAGAACATCTTGTCATTTTCTGCTTGTGCACCAATTGGCTGAGTCACGAAAACAAGCGCC